CGGAATCTCTTATAGCAATAAACACTCTTGCATTAAATGCTGTTGGGCCAATGTATCACAATGATGGTAGTATTATGGATGTACGTCAAGTATATGTAACAGGATCTTTATCCCCAATATTTGTTACCGATAGCTATGCTACTGTAAAAGGTTATATTGATGCCTTATAAAAACACAACAATATGATAGTAAGATTATTTGATATACAAAATAGTAAAGTTATACCTTCAGAACATTGTTATGCTTTACCATTTTTAAAAGTTATAATGGATGAGTATCCGGATACGTACATGCAGGTATATCAATATATATTTTACATGAGCTGTCCCAATCCTGATCTAAATCCTTTCTTTAACCTACCCGAACATGAGAAAGAGGATATTATTATTGAAGAGGTGGTTTTAGAAGAATCACCTGAAGACGGAAAAATTAGATATGCATTAGATATGTGCAAACAAATGTATGAAACACCTACGTATAGAGCTTATGTAGGAATTAAAGCAATGTTAGATAGATTAGCAAAGTATATGGAAGTAACTCCCATTGAACATGGTAGAGATGGCAACATGAACTCTATGATAAATGCTGCTGCTAAGTTTGAACAGATTAGACAATCATATAAGGGGGCATTTACCGATATGAAACAGGAGCAAGAAAGTTCTGTTCGTGGAGGAGCCGGCTTAGCATATGATCAATTATAATGCATAGTAAAAAAGAATCATGGCATTTTTGCTATTGGGATGAACAAATTTTTAAAGATATTAAACCAAAAACTAAAGAAAATGGGACAACAAGTAATACCAGTGGGAAAAAAAATATTAATAAGACCAAAGAAAGCTGAAACAAAAACTGCATCTGGTCTGTATTTGCCCGAAATAGCTCAAAAAAAAGAGTATAAAGGTGAAGTGGTTGGATTAGGTCAATCAGTTGAGGAAATTAAATTGGGTGATGTTGTGCAATATACTGAACACTGTTTACCTACATCAATGAATCATAACGGAGAAGAGCACCTGCTTATTCAAGAAGGAGATGTTTTTGCAATTATAGTTACTACAATGGATGTATAAAATCATCCCTACATATAATAATGGTGAATGGGAAGTAACTGAGTTCGTAGACAAGCCTGCATTCGTTGAGTATATATTAAGTATATTTAGTGAACCAGGTCTTTATGGGCTTAATGCTTTGTCGTATGAGTTTAATACAGAAGCAAAATTATTTAATGAGCAAGGTTTTTATTGCAACAAACCTTTTAGGTCTAAAGATTTCACCAACTACTGGGAAGATCAAAAGAATAAATGTAGAGAGGGTGTAATATATAAAGATAAAAATAAAAGTTTCTTTTTAACTAGAGATTATTATATGTGGTTAAACTTCTTACCAATTTTTGATAAAGAAGAAAAAAAGTATGGCTTTGCAAAAGTACGAGATGCGCAATATCATATGGCTTTATATGAGCTATTAGCTGAATTAAATAATAAACATTCAGCAATACTTAAAAAACGTCAGATAGCTTCTTCTTATTTCCATATGGGTAAGATTATAAATACATATTGGTTTGAAGAAGGTAGTATATGCAAGATTGGAGCATCTTTAAAAGACTTCATTAATGATAAAGGATCATGGAAGTTTTTAGATGAGTATAAAACTTTCTTAAATGAACATACTGCATGGTATAGACCTAGTAATCCAGAAAAAGTTTTGCTATGGCAACAACAGATTGAAGTAAAGATAGGAAATAGAAAAACAGCAAGAGGATTAAAATCTAAAATACAAGGTGGCTCATTTGAAAAAAATGCTACCACGGGTGTAGGTGGTCCTTGTACATACTTCTTTCATGAGGAGGCGGGTATTGCTCCTAAGATGTCAGATACATATGAGTATCTACGTCCTGCTATGTCATCTGGTATGATGACCACGGGTATGTTTATAGCAGCAGGATCAGTGGGAGATCTTCAGCAATGTAACCCATTAAAGGAAATGATTTTAAATCCTAGAGCAAATGACATCTATTCTGTAGAAACAAACCTAATGGATGCTGATGGGACAATAGGAATGGCGGGACTTTTTATTCCTGAGCAACATTCTATGCCTCCTTTTATTGATGATTTTGGCAACTCTTTAGTAGAAAAAGCTATAGAAGCAATTATTGAAGAAAGATCACGTTGGAAGAATGAATTAAATGGAGAACAATTTCAATTAAGAATTTCTCAAAAGCCAATGAATATAGCAGAGGCATTTGCATATAGAAAAGCATCAATATTTCCACAAGCTATATTATCTAGACAACAAAAAAGAATAGAAGAAAAAGAATATCCCTATGAGCTTATAGAATTAGATAGAGATGAAAAAGGAATATCTGCTAAAAGAACTAATAAATTACCCATCTCTAAATTCCCAGTTGATAAAAAACAAATAGATAAAACAGGTACAATAGTAGTTTGGGAAAGACCAATTAAAAGCCCGCAGTTTGGAGCATACTATGCATCTATTGATCCGGTATCAGAAGGAAAAACTACTACATCAGATTCGTTATGTAGTATTTTTGTTTATAAAAACGCTACAGAAGTAACCAGAACTACTGAAGCAGGGGATGTAGAGCAATTCTTAGAGAAAGATAAGATAGTGGCTGCATGGTGTGGTAGATTTGACGATATTAATAAGACACATGAAAGATTAGAGTTAATAATTGAATGGTATAATGCATGGACAATAGTGGAGAATAATATTTCTTTATTTATTCAGCATATGATTGCAAGAAAAAAACAAAGATATTTAGTTCCCAAGCAGCAAATACTATTTTTAAAAGATCTAGGTTCTAATAAAACTGTATACCAAGAATATGGATGGAAAAATACTGGAACATTATTTAAAAGTCATTTAATTTCTTATGCAATAGAATTTTTAAGAGAGGTGATAGATGAAGAAACAGATATAAATGGTGTTGTTACAAATCAAACTTTTGGTGTTGAAAGAGTTCCGGATCCTATGCTAGTAAAAGAGATGTTGGCATACTACCCAGGTTTAAACGTGGATAGGTTAGTGGCATTTGGTGCATTAGTAGCTTTTGTTAAAATACAGCAATCAAACAGAGGATATTCAAAAAGACGCGAATCAGAGCAGAAATCTTTGGTAAATTCAGAAAAAATGGGTAAATTAAAGTATAGTCCGTTTAAAAATATTGGACGGTCAGCTTTACCTAATGGTAGTAGACCTAGAAGATCGGGTTTTAGAAATTATAAATAGACTTAACTAAATAGAATACGGAATGAGAGTATTAAATGCAATGCAGTTAAAAAATGGACAGAAGGCTAAAGAAGGCCCTACCTATTCTAGTTTAACTCAACCAGTACAGTTTATACCTTCTTCAGAAAAAACTGATGATTGGGCAGCATGGAATTTAGATTGGTTAGAATTACAAGGTGTTGAATTTTTAAGAACAAACGCCAGAAGACTTTTAAAAAATTATAAGTTAGCTAAAGGTATTATTGATAAGTCAGATTACATTGTTGAAGAAGACAATGATTATAAAGAAATGATGGATGTTCTAACAAAAGAAAATGATTCTGCGTTAGAGCTTAAATTTTATCCTATTGTTCCTAATGTTATTAATGTACTTAGCGGGGAGTTTACTAAACGATATAATAAAGTTCAGTTTAGAGCAGTGGATGATAAGTCATATAATGAAATGCTTGAGCAAAAAAAACTTAAGATTGAAGAATCTTTATTGGCTGATGCAGAAAGAAATTTGATTCTAAAAATGCTTGAAGCTGGAATGGATCCAGCATCAGAAGAAGCGCAACAACAGCTATCTCCTGAAAATATGAAATCCCTACCTGAAATAGAAGATTATTTTAGTAAATCATACAGAAGCAGTATAGAGGAATGGGCTACTCATCAATTAAATGTAGATGAGGAAAGATTTAAAATGCAAGAGCTTGAAGAAAGAGGCTTTAGAGATATGCTTATTGCTGATAGAGAATTTTGGCATTTCCGTATGTTAGAAGATGACTACGAAGTAGAACTATGGAATCCTGTTTTAACATTTTATCAAAAATCTCCAGATCAAAGATATATAGCTGATTCAAACTATGTAGGTAAAGTTGATCTTATGACTGTTTCAGATGTAGTAGATAAGTATGGTTATTTAATGGATGAAAAACAACTATCATCTTTACAAAGAATATATCCTGCTCGTTCTGCACAGTATCAAGTTAATGGGTACCAAAATGATGGTTCTTATTATGATGCAACTAGATCACACGCATGGAATACTGAAATGCCAGGTCTAGCATACAGACAATACGCAAGTAATTATATGGCTGATCCAGCTCGTGGAGGAGATATATTAACGCAAATCCTTTCTCAGAGTGAAGATTTAGAACAATGGGGTGACGGAAACTTAATGCGGATTTCCACAATATATTGGAAAACTCAAAGAAAAGTAGGGCATTTAACTAAGATTGAGTTTGATGGGGAAGTAACACAAGAAATAATTGATGAATCATTTAAAATAACTGAAAAACCAGTTTATGATACATCAATTTTTAAGAATAAATCTAAAGACACATTGCTGCAAGGTGAACACGTAGAGTGGATTTGGATTAACGAAACATGGGGTGGTGTAAAAATAGGACCAAATGTACCTGCAATGTGGCAGAGTACTATGGATGATAATGTAAATCCTATTTATCTAGGTATCAATAGAGAAAAGCCTGGAAGATTACCTTTTCAATTTAAAGGAGATAACTCATTATATGGATGTAAACTTCCAGTTGAGGGGAGAGTATTTTCTGATAGAAATACTAGGTCTACATCTTTAGTAGATTTAATGAAGGCATATCAAGTAGGATACAACATGGTTAATAACCAAATAGCTGATATTCTTATTGATGAGTTAGGTACAGTTATTATGTTTGATCAGAATGCTTTACCTCGCCACTCTATGGGGGAAGATTGGGGAAAAAATAACTATGCTAAAGCATATGTGGCAATGAAAGATTTTCAAATGCTGCCGCTAGATACCTCCATTACTAATACAGAAAATGCTACAAACTTTAATCACTATCAAACTCTTAACATGGAGCAGACTAGTAGATTAATGAGTAGAATTCAATTAGCTAATCATTTTAAAGAACAATGTTTTGATTCTATTGGTATTAATCCACAACGTTTAGGTGGAGCTGTATCTGCACAAACTGCAACTGGTGTAGTTAATGCAATGCAACAATCATATGCTCAAACAGAAATATATTTTGTACAGCATTCTGATCACTTAATGCCAAGAGTTCATCAAATGAGAACTGATTTAGCTCAGTATTATAATAGTACAAACCCAAGTGTAAGATTATCATACATCTCTACAGAGGCTCAGAAGGTTAATTTTGTTATAAATGGGACTGATCTATTACTTAGAGATTTTAATGTCTTTGCAACTACTAAAACAAACCATAGAGCTATACTAGAGCAGTTAAAACAAATGGCATTAACTAACAACACTACTGGAGCTTCTATATATGAGCTAGGAAATATTGTTAAAGCTGATTCTATATCAGAAGTAACTGATATTTTAAAAGACTCCGAAGTACGGGTTGAAAAGCAAAGAGCGGAGGAAATGCAACAACAGCGTCAAATGCAGGAACAACAACTTCAAGCTAAAGCACAAGAAGAGCAGATGAAGTTACAAGCTGAAATATCTGAAAATGATAAAGACAGACAGAATGACATAACTGTTGCTGAAATTAAGTCAGCTGGATTCGGATCTATGGTAGATATAAATGAAAACAAAGTATCTGATTATCAAGATGCTATGAAAGACATTAGAGAAACTACAAGATTCCAAGAACAGACTAATTTGAAACGTGATGAAATGGCAATAAAAGGATCTATGGAGTCTGAAAGACTTAAAGTAGAAAGAGAAAAAATTGCTGCTACAAGAGAGGTTGCTAATAAAGATTTACAGATTGCTATAGAGAATAAAAATAAGTATGATGTAAAGGAAACTAAGAAATCTAAAGATAAATAACTCGCGTTAGCTATATACTGCAAAATACTTTGCATTAATGTAAAATATTATAAGTTTAATATGTTGATTCATACATAAACTTTTATTATATTGTATATATAAGCACACGTACTAAATATTAAAACCAACAATATTATGAATACAAAAGAAACTACAGTGAATAGCAGCGTAGAAACATTAGATGTAAATTTAGATGAGATATTCAATGGCGCACCAAGCGGCAATGATATTACATTGCCTAATGAATCTGCCCCTAAACCAAATATTTTATCTGGATTAGGTAAAGCAGCAGACTTTTCATTTACTGACGTAGATGATGATGGCGATTTAAGTAAGAAAGAAGAAACTGAAACTGAGTCTAAAGATTCAGAAACTGCTTCTGAAGAAACTTTAGACGAACTAGTTGAAGACAATGTTAAAGCTAAAACTGAATCAGAAGAAGTAACAGATATCATTGATTCATTAGATGATGAAACTGAAGAAGATGTTCAAAAGAAAGAAACTAGAGGTAGGAAATCTATTTCAGGTATTTCTGATGTATTTGATAAACTTATTAAAGCAGAAAAAATTGTACCATTTGATGACGGTAAATCTTTAGAAGATTACACTGCTAAAGACTGGGAAGAATTAATTGATGCTAATCTACAGGAAAAAGCAAATGAAGTTAGACGTGAAACTCCTAAACAATTTTTTGCAAGTCTACCTCAAGAATTACAAATAGCTGCAAGATATGTAGCTGATGGAGGAACAGATATAAAAGGATTATTTAATACTTTAGGTAGTGTAGAGGAGACTAAGCAACTTAGTCTTAAATCTGAGTCAGATCAAGAAACAATAATTAAAGAATACCTAAGTGCTACCGGTTATGGAAATGCTGAAGAAATTGCAGAAGAAATAGATATATGGAAGGATTTAGGTAAACTTGAAAAGCAAGCTGCCAAGTTTAAACCTAAGTTGGATAAAATGCAGGAAAAAATTGTTGTTAAAAAACTTCAAGAACAAGACTTGAAAAAGAAACAACAACAACATGCATCTAAACAATACATGTCAAATGTATACGAAACATTAAAAGAAGGAAGTTTGGGTGATATCAAAGTAGATAGAAAAACTCAAGCTATGCTATACAATGGTTTAGTACAACCTAGTTACCCATCAGTAAGCGGAAAAAATACAAACTTACTTGGTCATCTTTTAGAAAAGTACCAATTTGTTGAACCAAATTACACATTAATTTCTGAAGCACTTTGGTTATTGTCTGATCCCCAAGGATACAAGGCAAAAATTATGGACAAAGGAGCTCAGAAAAGTGTAGAAAAAACTGTTAGAAAACTTAAGACTGCTGCAGCAAGTAATAGTACTGCATCTCTTGGGGTTCAAGAAACAGAAGATACAAGAAGAAAACCAGCCGGAAAGAAATTACAGAGAACCAACAATATTTTCAAACGGATTTAACTATCAAATATATAAATAATAATTAATTTAAAACAATTCAAATTATGGCAACTCCAGTATTAAATAATGGAATTTTCTTACGAGATACAAGCTACAAAGCTAGTTCTCATGTTGATTCTTATCACCTAACTCAAATGCTCGGCAATGCTGAGCCTATGGATATGGGACCAGTAGATCTTTGGGCAATGACCCAAAAGGTAGAAATGCCTTTGTATCAAATGGCTTCCTTTGGCGGCAAGAACACCATCATGGTGGACAATGCTCGTGGCGAGTACAAATGGCAAACTCCAATTGCACAAGACTTACCTTATATCGTTGCAGATATTGAGTCAACCAATACAACAAAAGGTGTAGATGGTACTACATTTAAAATTAAAATTTCCAAAAGAACTTTTGGTCACGGTGATATTATCACTTACGACAAGTACAATGGATTAGAGCTTTACATTACAGCGGAAGATATTATTCCAGCAGGTGATGGCTTTATCTATACTGTTCAATTGGTAAACAACAACAACGCAGCTTTCTTAGATAATACATATCTAGCTAAAGGTACAAAGTTCTTCAGAAAAGGTTCTGCAAGAGGTGAGTACGGAGAGCGTTTTTCTGACATTGAAACAGGATCTGGTTTTCGTGAATTCTACAACTTTGTAGGTGGAGCAGAAGCACATGTACATTATTCTATTTCTAGCCGTGCTGATCTTATGATCAAAGGTGGTTTGAATGCTGATGGTACTGTACCAGTAACTGAGATTTGGAGAAACTTTAACACTGATCCAAACAATCCATCAGTACCTAGTATTGAAGGGCTTGTTGCAAATATGGGTAAAGCAGGAGCTAGAGAAGCATTTGAAAATGGTACTCTAACAAGAACTTTCATTACAAATATGGAAGCAGCTCACTTATCTAAAATTGCAACGGATATTGAAACTTACCTAATGTGGGGTAAAGGTGGTAGAATTAAGCAGGATGGACCAGATGATATTAGACTATCTGTAGGTTTATGGGCTCAGTTAGATAACTCGTTTAAGAGAGTATATAACAAGTCTTCATTTACACTTGACATGTTTAAGTCTGAACTTTACAACTTCTACCAAGGTAAAGTTGAGTTTAAAGGTCCAGATCCTCAACGATCACTTGTTGTACAAACAGGTATTGCAGGAATGCAATTGATCAATAAAGCTATTGCTGATGAAGTATATGGTTCAGGTCTAGTACAAAATGCAACTGATATTGGAGCTGTCAAAGGTTCTGGTATGGATTTAGATTACGGTTTTGCTTACACAAGCTTTACTATTCCATTCTTAGCTAATGTTAAGTTTGTATTGAATCCTGCATTTGACAACTTGAATACTAATGACATTGAGAACCCATTAATTGATGGTCGTCCTCTAAGTTCATTTAGCTTTATTATCTTTGATGTAACTGACGAAGGAAATGACAACATTCACTTGTTGAAACTTTCTTGGGACAATCAACTCAAGTGGTTCTACCAGAACGGTACTATGGATTACATGGGAAGAAGTCAAGGATTTGCTTCTACAGGAAACTTTAATGGTTATAGAGTTATGATGACTCAGACTATGCCAGCTATTTGGGTAAAAGATCCAACTAAAGTTCTTAAAATTGTAATGAGAAACCCAATTACAGGTGGTTCATTCTAAGAATATTTAATGTTAAAGGGGGAGGTTAATCCCTCCCCTTTTTTTTAATCTTTTAAAAATTATAATAATGGCACAATTAAAGAAAGTAAAACAAAAGTTTCAAGATCCAGCATATACTGGAAAAGAAAATACTACTGGTCTAGCTAGGTTACTCCATGTAAATGAAGTAATTGACTGGGTTAGAGGAGCATCTCTGTTAGAATATAATACTAATGCAGCTGCAAAAACTGCCGGGTTGGTAAGAGGAGACTTATATCACACTGCGGGGGTACTAAAAATTGTTATTGATGTATGATCAAAAACTTTAGTAAGGGTAAAACCTTACTTTAGAAATTATTAATAAATAAACTGTACATATTTTATGTACCTTTGATTATAAAACAGTTATTAATTTTAAAACCAAAAAATAATGAGCGATTACACAATTGTAGAAAAATATCAGCATGGTAAAAATTCAACCATCGCAGTGCGTCCTTTCTTTACTTCAAATAAAGAGAATATGGGATTAGAACAATATGGATTATCACTCCATGATGGAGTATACCATGAGGAAAACTTAGCTTGTCTAGAAATGAATGGCGTAAAACGCTATGTTACAGGACTCAATGAATTTGCTCCAGAAGTAAAAATGCTTTCTAAAGAAAAAAAGAAAGCTAAAATTATTGAAATTAGAAATGCTGTAGCACAATTAGAAGCTGAATTAGCAGCTAATGTAGTTGATCCAGAAGATAAAGATTTTTGGAATAAGTTAACAATCATGAAACCTGATAATTCAAAATTTTGGGATAAAATTTCACTAAGATGTGGTAACGATCCAGTATTTTTAGACCCAGATAGAGATCCTTATGATCTAATTAAATTATTTGCAATAAATGCTGGTGGATTTTCTATAGTTGCTAAATCTTTACGTTTAGCTAAAGAAGCAAATAACCCACCAAAGTTTTATTTAGATACATCTGAAGAAAGTTTAGGTACAAGAACTGAATTAAGTAAATTAAAAAATAGAGCATTAGTTGAATTACAAAAACTATATGATACTAATACAACTAAACTTATGTATGTTGCTAAAATATGTGACACAGATAGTGTGCAATATATCAAGTCAACGCCTAATGATATACTATATGAAAATATGGATAATTATATTAATGGGTTAGGTACAGAATCTTCAAAGAAAAGAGCTGCTGGTCAGTTTCTAGAAGTTTCTCAACTTACTATGGAAGAATTAAAAATAAGAGCATTAGTAAAAGATGCATTATACTATAGATTTATAACTACTAAAGCTGGAGGATGGATTGAACCAATTGATAGCGGAATTAGACTTGGAAAAACTCCTTCAGAATGTTTTGATTTTTTAAAAAATCCTGAAAACGAGGAGGCGCTAATGGCTATTTTAGATAAAGTAGAACCATATTGGGCATCTTAAAAATATAGATAATGAATAACAATACTCTTCTAATTAAGCTAAAGCAAAGATTAAACAAACTTGATAGCCAAGACTATGATAATATAGAGTGTTGGCAATTTATTGAAGCGTTTAATAAAGCTCAAATAGAATGGTGTAGGAGAAATCTACATGGGGGGAACATGTATAAAGAAGGAGATGAATTATCAAAAAGAAGAATTGACGATTTACAACCTCTTTTGCGTGAGATATCTTTAACTGGAACATCAACAGATACATATTTTGAATCTGATAATTTTCCTATTACCAATTACTTAGAGTATAAAAGAGTAAGTACTGATGCAAAAACAGAATGTTGTCCAGCTAGAGATATGACAGTTTATTTAGCTGAAGAAGCAAATGTACCACTCCTTCTTAGAGATCCGTTAAAATATCCTGATTTTGAATGGGGAGAAACATTTTGTACTATGTTAAATAATACAATTAGAATATATAGAAACACTGATTTTACTATCGTTAATCCCGTATTAACGTACTATAGACAACCAGTGTATATTGAAATTTTAAATTGTGTAGATCCATATACAGGTGATATATCTTTAACAAATATTGATTGTGAATTTAAAGACGATGTAGCAGAATTAATGTTAGATGATGCAGCATCAATTATTGCAGGAGATATAGAAAATTCATATCAACAACAAAGAGGTCAAGCAGCAGCAGAACGAAACAATTAAATTTGGTATTCTAATATTGTATTAGTATATTATTATAGTAACACATACGTTACAAACAGAGTAAACTGTTTAAATCATCTATATAACTAGTGAGGGTAATGGTCCTTGCACAATATTTAAAAAAATATGGCTTATTTTAATAATGCGTTTTATAAAACGTTTGTAGTAAATGAAGGTATAGTTACCGCAGGTACTAGTACAGCAACTATACCCAAAGGACAACTAGCTTTAGTAACGGATGCAGAATGGAAAACAGTTGCTCCTGCTACAGTTTTACCTGCAAATACTTTAGCTTATTTAGTACAGGGTAGTTTATATGCTTCTGATACTATTGGAAACAACCCCGGACATGGTGGATATAAAGAATCTGTAAAATCTAAAGGTATTAACCCAAGATACATTTCAAGAGTATGGGAACAAGATGCTACAGTAGCATCACAAGCAACTGCAAAAATTTGTGTTGCTTCAGATTGTGCTCCTTGTGGACAAAATCTATTTTTAAGAATGGATGTTAAAGGTTCTCCTGCTTTACGTTTCCTAAATCACAATGCTTATGCTATTGGTGATAGTTCAGGTGATGCTGCATGTAATGGAGCTTCTCTTCCAGGACTTTGTTGCGTAGGAACTCAAACACATCTCGATCCTGCATTGGCTTTGGCTGCTTCAGTACAGATGCTTTTATGTGATCCACTAATGAAGCCTTTTGCTGCTGAAGGATCATCAGCAGTTACTGGAGTTGGAATGGTATCAGGTGCTGCTACTACAGGAACATTAGTTAATGGAACTTATACAGGTGTTGCTTCAACTGTTGCTCCTGCTGGAGGAACTGGCGCAACATTTACAATTGTAGTAGCGGGTGGCTCTATTACCAGCGTAACAACTGTTGCTGTTGGTGCAGGATACGCTGTTGCAGATGTAATTACTGTAGATGGTGCTCTTGTTGGCGGTGTAACTACAACTGATGATATTACTTTTGATGTTGACAATATTGTTGGAAATGGTTTAGGTATGGAAGTTACTAGTACTACCGGTGCTACAGTAGCAGTAGCGTACTATTCATTTGCACAAATTCTTGACGGAACATATACACCTTCAGTTGATCCTACAGGATCTACTACTGTTTCAGCGTGTGCAACACTTGTTGGTGCTTACGTAGATACTAAGTTTGGTAATTGTTCATTCGATACTAGAGATCACTACAATGCAGAACCTGTTCAACTTATCTTAAGTGTACTAGATGAAACGGGAGATCCATGTAATGATTGTGGTGTTGCTACAATGACTCCAGGGTCAATGCAACAAACTCAAGGTGAAGAAGTAATTAGAGCTTTAATCTTATCTGAAAGATACCGTCAGTCTCCTTATAATCAAGGAAATGCAGACAGTGCTAGAATTAGAGAGATTGAAATGTCTGATGATTTGCTTGGATTTGTAGATAGAAGTGCAACGTATAAAGCTTACTATGTACAGCACGTTGTTCCAAGATTCAATAACCCAAGTGGTGTCTATGATAACGATCAATATGTTTGTCAAATCTTTGTTAAAGATACTGATACAGCTGGAAAAACAAAAGTGGAAACTATCTTAGATGGTTTGATTACCATGGCTAATGCAGCCGGACAGAATATTGCAATGGAAACATACTCTCTATAACAAGAGTAAATAGCAATAATAAAAGCAAAAGCTTTTAAATAAATGAGAGCAGGACGTAAAACTCCTGCTCTTTTTATTTTATAATATCTATTTTATTTGTATATTATATATATATAGTAATAAAGTAATAAATCATGGCTGATAAAAATATATTAAGTTTAGATATTCCTACAGTATCAAACTGTGAATTATTATGTATTAAAGATACTAGCCAGTATGCACCAGAACTTAATATAGATTGTGAAGAATTATTAATTACTCCACCTGGATATTCAGTTCCTGTTTTAATCAAAGTAAATAAAACATTTGATTTTTGTTTAAATGCATGTTCACTTTCTTTGCAAACTGTAGGGTGCGGATCAAAACAAAATTTACTTACAGAC